CAATGGTTAGTGATGACCCATAGATAGAGTCAATGTTTGGTCTAAATACTAACAACTGTTCTTGCATTCCGATTCCGTCTGCCATCGTTAAGGCTGAGAAGGAGATCGGTAACACATACGTTGTTTGTACTGTTGTTGTTACTGAAGTCTGATTTGTAGGCATAGATTATCTCAATGATTTTGATTTCTTATTAAAGGTTCCTCTAAATTCTAGTTGGGTTATGTTACATGGAGTAACACCATCAGAGATTAAACGAACCGTTGTCTCATCAGAAAACCCAAATACCTTAGCAACAAACGTTCCGTTACCTTCTCTGTATTCTGTGGTTTCGGTATTGGTTGCAGAGAATTCACTGATAAGTGGTGTTGGTCTTCCACGTCTGGTTACTTCAACACGGTATGTACCTGTGTCGTTGTGCCTGATGTGTAAGGTCTTAAGGTTTGCAACACCCTCAATAATGTTTCCATCATTCTGTCTGTAGTATTGCTTTGACAACTCGACGTTCATTCTAAAACTAGAACCAACAAAGACTGTCTTTCCTACATGGTCTGGTAAAGAGATACCAGCAATAGTAAGTTCGGTATTAAAACCAACAACGGAGCTAGCAGCTGCCTTGAAGACCGATCCGGCTAGACCTTCCCAATCTTCTTCCAATACAACATAGACATCTTGTGTGGTGTCTAAGACGTAAGGAACGATAAGTGTCGATGTCATACCAACACTTGTGCAATTGCTTTCTGTTAGAACAATGTCTGAGAAGTTATCTAGTCTTGGATTTTCGTGGTCTTCTAAATCATGTGCAAGCAAATACCAAGCAGTTGCATTAGTTGTCTGTCTCTTGGTAATAGCATACAGAATTGTTTTATAGGTATTGATGCTTTGAATGTCTTCAACATCCGATAGCGTATATCGCCAGAATGCTGATTGACGAATCTCATCACCCATGAAACGTGAGCCATAGAAGTAAAGGTGGTGTGTGCTTGCACCGTCTACAGCAATGAGTTGGTTGTTAGCTGTGGCTACGGCGATTGACTTAAAGGTGGACGGCAAGTAGCCTCGAATACCCTGTGATAAATCAAAGGCGGTATTGAATTCTCTACTGTCTTGATTCAAGTAAATGTACAATCTCTGGCTATCCCAGAAGTAGATGTTACTGCCAAGGCTAATTGGATCAACAAGTTCAGCTGTAGAATAGAATGTTGTCGCAGAGATTTCTGCTGTGAGTGGAGAGATTAGATTACTGTCGCCTTTGAGTTCGAACTGAACATTTGACTTTGTATTGATAAAGAGATAGGCATTGAATGGAATCATCGCTGTAACTTCAGCGTATGAGTTACTCGCTGCGCGAATATCAATTGGGTCAGCTGTGGTAACGTTTGATGGGTCTTTAATCCATAGATCTTCTAATACACCAAGTTGAGATGAGAAGATAATATCACCAGCGGCAATAAACAATCTATCTCTAAAGTTAGCAAGAGCTGTTAATTGAATGTGTCTTGCTTGTCTCGTTGATGTGAGAAATGGCGAAGGTCCGGGATTTGTTTCCCGATCTCCAATAGTTCTAGCAGCCCAATCAATAGGTGCCATCGTGAACTTACCGTTGTTAAAGGTAATCCTCTGTGGCATTCTTGCTTTATCAAGAACGCTGCAGTGATCGGGAGTTCGTACACGTTGCGTATATGGCTTTCCCGGACCAATAACAGAACCACCATAAGCTTCTGTTTCTGGGAACGAAACGATACGGTAATACCCCGCATCAACCGAAAGGTATGGAGCTGCGGTAAAGTAGACCTTTCCATCGCCTTCTTGTAGAGAACCTAGCGGTGCGTCTGGATCGTATAAAAGATCCAACATTGTCTTTGCTTTAGCATCGACAGGCGTTGTATCTAAGTTCTTGTTGATGGCTTTCCAGTCATTCTTATCCGGTGGAAAGCGAATCTCAGAGAAGTTAGCCATTGATTGACCCAACCAAGGCTTATCAAAATCCCCGTAGATGTAATCTTCAACTGGAATCTGCTTAGCAATGAAGCCAGTATCCCATGCCTCACCATCGTTTAGGGTTGTACCTTCTGGATACAAACGACCATTGGTTGTCTTACGAATGCGAGCTGACGTATAGTACGTAACAGCTCGACCAACTAAATCGTCTTCGGTTGTTTCTTGCCCGTTGAGATTTACTGTCTTTCCGTTGGTCCCCGAAGTAAAGCCAGCATATACCTTGGTATTCAACATTAAGATTGAAGTACCAAACTGTAATGACTTTATGATTTCTTGTGCGTTTCCGGTTTCGTGTGTAAGGTAGGCTCTTGAGTATCGTGAAATAATACCACGCGATTTTACGGTGTTATATCTAACAAGAAGTGTATCTAATCCACCTTCTTGTAATGCTAGTTGATGGATTGGATACCTAACATCTCCGTCTAGAATTGCGGTAGAGCCATCCCACTCTAGAGATGGATCTTCTGAATCCCATTGAAAGTTCGGTGTTTCGTTTACCCAACCATCGCTTGTAAGCTTAACAATATACAAGATATTAGTTGTTGCACCAGATGCGTTACGATCAATGATTAAGAGATATCTGTTTTCGTCATTAATAGTATACCAAACGAATGCTGGGTCTACAGTTAACGGAAGAAAAGATAGATCATAGTTTCCGGTATTGCTATCAAGAACTTTAAAGCCAGCCCTCTTCTCAATAGATTTCTCTACTGTGACGAAGCAGTTATCAATCTCCTGTGCCTCAAAGGGAGTACGCTTTGAGTCTGGCTGTCGGCTTACACCCCCGCTTAATGAGTAAACAGGAATTGTTATTTTCATATTAGTCCTCGTCTAATTGCGGCAGGATCTGTACCAAAGTATGGCGGTCGTTTGCCAGCTGCATAAGAGACATCGTTTGCCCAAATGGTTCTTTGCTTTGCTGAGATATCGTTTGCACGTGACCGCATACGATCAAGCATTTCTCGTTGTGCCAAGTAGTTGTCTACGGCTGGATCTGCTTGAGTATATAGCTGATACTTTCTGGTAGCAGCTGAAAGAATTGTACGCTGAGAGTTTGTATCTAGTTGGTCGTATTGTAAGAAGTTAATCTGCTCAATACGATAATCACCATCTACCCAAACATCTGTGTCTTCTGTCATGTTCCAAAGCTTTGGGGGATTTCCCTCTTGTACTCTGGCAACGATGGCCGAACCATCTTCTGTTTGGTGTAACGATAGTAACTTAGCATCGAGTACGCCACCAAAGTCTGTATTTGGATAACCCAAAAGAATGTATCCTTGAGCATCTGGCTGTACTGTCTTAATGATCTTGTTATTAGCTAAGCCTCTTAATTGATATTCAAGTGAGGCTTGGTCTAAGAGAAATTCTGAAATTCCTGTATCAATACCACTTGCTTCGTTAAGATCCGCAACAAGCGATTCTCCAGCAGCAAGCAGCATTTGATTTACTGCATCTAGTTTAGTTAAGTATCCCATGTTGTTTACCTTTCTAAGAAAGAAAAAAAAACCAAGAGTCCCCTTTCGAGGACTCTTGGCTAGATATATGATCACCGTTCCATTACAAAAGTAATAGAAGTATCCTACACTAATTATGCGTAGGGGAAGGCACCACTTGCAGTGTTTACAACTTCACGGCTGAAGTTTGCGCCGAAGTTGCAACGAAGGCCGTGACGTGCCTTAGCTGCAGCTTCGCCACCGGAGCCAGCTGCTTGGAGGTAGGTTGCTACGGTAGCCGTGCCGTTGAGGTTTGCACCAGTGAAGAAGTTTGCATTTGCCTTATTCGTTGTGGTGGTTGCAGCAGCAAAGGCCGCTTCAGTTGTTTCAGTAGTAACGACCCAGTTGCTTGCGGTTGGCTTGACAAGAACTGCGGCGCATTCTGGACGGAGAACGCCAGTACCAGCCATCATGCTTGCGACAGTGAAGGTGGTGTTGCGACGGATATCGTCAAGGGTATCAACCTTGAGACCTTGCAACTTGAGAGCTGCAACCGCGCTACGTTGGAAGAGAAGACCGCATACACCAGCATCACCGAAGGCGAGGTTGTAACGATCTTCACCGATGCCGGAGAAGTTGGAGGTTGGGAGGTGGTTGCTCTTGATGATACGAACACCCATGTACTCAAGCGAGTCCATGAGACCGTTCATACCCTGTGTGAGAGCAGCACCAAGACCGCCAGCCTGAGCAACGCCACCGAACATTGGTTGCATGTTGACAGTTTCGGTTGATGCACGTGCAACGCCAAGCGCACGGATGTCTTGGAATGCGCGTGGTTCGACGGCGAGGTAAACGCCATCGGTTGGTGCGTTGATCGTCTGGAGGTATACAACGAAGTCTTCGCAAGCTTGAAGAGCTGCGAGAGCTGCGTTTGCGCGGTCTGCTGAAGCAGAAGCTGAACGACCGAGGTCGAAGAACTTACCATTTAGGAAGACTGGTCCAGCTGGAACTGAGCGTGGGTCATCAGTGCCAACGACAGATGGTGTTCCGTCGCCATCCCATGCTGTGTTAAAGTTAAGGTCTTCGGCACCAGCTCTTGCAACGTAAGCAGCAATTTGCTTATCACGTGCATTAGCGAGGGTGAGACCAGCTTGACGTGCAAGTTCAGAGCGGAATTCCCACTGAGTTTGCATGAGGTCTACGTTGTCGATTTCGAAGTGTGCTGCGATTGGACGCTTATCAAGCTTGATAGCGATGGTCGCAGAGGTGCTGTCGGTTGTTGAACCAATAAGTTCCTTACCAGCGGCCCATGCAGCATTGAGAGCTACGGTACCAGTGATTGGGAATTCCATAGCAACGCCGTTGCTGATGGTCTTTGAATCAACGAGTGACTCAAACATGTTGTATTCATCGTAAGCGTGAATGGTTTCACCAGACCAAATCGAAAGCCAGAGTTTATTCTGACCAGCGATTGGACCTGTGATTCCTGCTGCTACGTCTGATCTATATGGAAGATCTCCTGCTCCTACATCGTGTCCTGTACCTGGCATGTTTTATATCCTTATTATCTTAATGAATTGAAATCTGTTTTTGCCATTCGGGTTTCTACCGCTTGGCGGAATCGTGGATCACCCGCGAATCGGGGGTCTCTACGATCCTTATAAAATTCCGCTTTGGAAGCATACGCTCCAAGCGTTGGGGTAGCCGTCGTAGCACCAACCTTTTGGGATGATGGTGCCTTAACTGGCTCATTTGCGGTTGGTTTCTTTGCTGCTGCGGATTGATACTTAGCGTTCAATCCAAGCAAAGCTACCTCCCAAGAAGGTGAAGACAATGCGGCATTCACAGACTTCTGGTCTTCGGATGAAAGGTTCTTACTTGCCCAATCGAATACACGGGCGAGTTGATCCTTTCCTCCTACAACCTCTGCTGCGCTGCCGTATGCCTGTTGCAGACGGGCCTTCTGTCCCGCTAAGAAGTCATCAATAACGTAGTCTGGTAACTTTGTCTTCGTCTTGATTGCTTCACGTGACTCATTAGATAGAGTGCCGTTGACAGCAACTTCAGTTGAATACTTGTTCCATTCATCCTTAGTGAGAATTTCTGTCTGCTGTGGTGAAGGAGGTTGCTCCGGTAGCTTATCTGGAATGCGAAGTTCCTCCGGAATCACAGGAGCTGGGGCTTCCTTTGGTTGCTCTGGAGCTTCGGGTGTTGCTACTGGAATCTGCTTCTTAAGGTCAGAGATTTCCTGTCGAGCCTTGGTATACTCTTTTTGAGCAGACTTAAGGGCGTTAAACCAATCCCCGACAGACTTGAAGTTGTCTGGTACTTGGATTTGGTTTTGAATAACGTGTGTTTCAAACGCCTTAGCCTCGCGGTCAACAGGTGTTGAAACCGCTGATTGTTCCACTGCTTGTGGAGTCGTTGGTTCTGTGTTTTCCATAATTAACTTGTCGTAATAGTTACAGTTGGTTTAGTTTGACCAAAGTACCAAGCACCTCTTGTAGTTGGTCCTACTTGATACTTTGTTCCATCGGGTAGGTTAATGAAAGAATTGCCACTACCATCTATAATATGAGGAGGTACTGTAATTCTCCAAACATTTAGGCCCTTCTTTGGTCCGTGCTGAATTGTTCCACCCGTAACAATACCCTTGTCGGTTAAACAATCAGCTAATACATATCTATCTGGTGGGGCGTACTGATTACCAGTAGAGTCACATGGTCGTAAGCCACCGTTATCTGTAATTCGTTTAATCTCAACAAGAATATCAGATGGCAATACGTATGGGTTTTCTCCTTCTGGGATCTCACCCTCTCCGGGGAAAATGCAGAAAGGGTTGCAACCCAATAAAGCAAGGTGGTAATACAACTCAATGGCATAACGATCATCAAACCGATAGAATGATGGATTATACTGCCAGTGTGGTGTGCCTACCCATGCGGCCCAATCCCGTCTATAGTTTACTCTAGATGTTTCAACAGCCTCAGCAAGATCTCCCATGAAGGAGTACATGACGCGGCCAGCATCTCCGGCTAAAGCATTGGTTAAAACGCCGCCATCAGCTGGTCGAACAAAACCATATCTTTGAATATCAGTCGTTGGTGTTGGGTGATATCCAAAGACTGTTGGCATGTTGCTAGCGTATCCGTATAGCTCCGGCGCTCCTCGACAAAGAGGGTGTGCTAAATAGTTTTCTGCATAGTGTTGTGCGCGAATGAGCCAAGGAGTTTCCCACGGCTCTCCACCAATAACGCCGTAGTCAGAATAGAATCCAGTAAACCACGGCTTTTGAATGGTCTCTTTTAGAACTAACTCTACACGTTGTCGAATATGAACGCGGCCAATCATTCTTCGCCACGCATACCAGAGAGGATTTCTACTGGTAGTGTATGGAGAAATTCCCGGATTTTCTACTGTAATGTTCCAATCAGCGTATGCAGTCTGAACAGCCGATAGTGTATTAGCTATTGGAGAGGATGGTCTCGCAATGTTTGTGTAATAGACTAACAACTCTCTCATGCTTTGATTTGTAACCGGATCGCCATACAGTGGATTCTCAAAACGTGCGTCGTTTATCATAGAGAATGGTACTCTAGCATCCTTATCTGTCATCCAAGCTGGTGCAGTCCAACCAGCATCGGCTATAATTTGATTGCTGTTTAGCGCCCACAAACGCCACTGTTCTTGATCATCTATGATATAATCAAACGTTGCGTCGTTTGTTTCGCACAACTCTACCCACTTGGTCCACGTGGTTTTAAAGTCAACGGATTGGTGTAAACGTTGGAACGGGGAATTTATGAAAGTACCAGCAGCACCGTGTGCTGCCATTTGCTGTCCAAGTGTTTTATAGTAGTTACTGTTTGCGCGATCATTACCACCAAGAGTGTCATCCAACCAATACTGTGGCATGATAACACGTCTTCCCTTAGGGAATTGTTTAACCTTATCAATATAAGATGTTACAGCTGTTGGTAAGTTCGTTGTTCCGGTGTGGTCAGATCGACGTACTCCACCATTAAAAGTCTGAGGAGCCATCCAAACAACGGCTGGTGCTGCTGGACCTAAGCGACTTAGGTCTGTTTCTGTAAACCACGACACACCCCAGATAGCAAAAGATCTTGCATCCTCATACGCCGGAGTAGTAAAACTTGTTGGGTTATATGTAATAAAAGGCATATGGAATCCTAGCTAAAATTTATGGTTGTTGAGCTAAACACAACTGCTGGTCGTATTGCTGCCCGTAGACTTACGGTAAAGGATGGTACGGTAAACGTCGTAGTTTCATCCCACATGGGGGCGATTCGAATAAACCATCTGTTATTGGTTCCATTTCCGGTAGGAAATAGAATAGGATCACCAGAGTTTATATATTGGAATCCAGCAGCCAACGCGGCTGTTGGTGTTGCTGGTGCCGTAATTGATGCTGGATCTATTTTATATGCTATTCTAACCTGTGGTGGTACATCAAACAATAGAAAAAAGACCCACGGTATTGTCTGAATTCCTTCAAACCGAAGTTGAGCAGTTGCATAATTAAACGACCCGCCAGATGATGCAACTTCATTTAGTGGTGTTGAAAAAAATGTGTTACCCGTCGTTGTGGTGTTTTGTGTTGTAATCACATCTACTGGTTTTGTGATGACATCAATCATGTCTTTGCAGCCACAACGCATCATCGCACCACGAACAGCTTCATACGCATAGTAAAGATTTGGATAACGTCCAAGTAGGGTTGATTTATTTACGTAAGCAACAACTTCATCCGTGTCGATAACATACGTTACTCGATTTACGGACTTGATGTCGTTATTACTTGCACCAATAATTCTCATTGGGTTCATTGTAATTGTTGCTCCATGAGTGCGGGAACAGCGGCACTTGCTAAATCCTGAGCGGATGAAGCAATACCAGTACCAACAGCAGAAGCAGTATCTGCTTGTACTTGCATAGATTGAGCTGCCATTCTTTCCTGTGCAATTTCATCCTGAGACTTAACCCAGTTTCTTGCGTCAAACCCAAGGGCTGTAATAAGCGCACTGGAGTATGAGTCCCATTTAAAGGTAGCCAACGCATCTGGTGGAAGGTTACGAACCATCTCACCCATTTGCATAAGCTTCTGAAGATCGGAGTCACGGCTAAGTGCTTGAAGACCTGTTACAATATTGACGGTTAAGGTACCGTCGTTGTCAAAGAACTGTTCTGTTAGGCGTTCATCTAGAAGTTTATCTTCCAACATTTGTACAATGCAACGCTTGACGATTGGTTCCATAAGTGTACGTGCAATCGAAGAGAATGCACCACCAAGAACCGTTTCAAGTTCTTGTCCGATCATACGTACTGCTGTAGCGGTAACACGATCACCTGATGGAATTGCTTGACCAGTCATTAGGAATGCCTGACCAACCTCACGTCTCATGTTCTCGACAGCTTGAGCAGCTGCTGCTACCTGTGGTTGAATGGTTCCCGCTGGTGAGATGACAGAGATATCCGAAGCCTTTGCAGCAACGAATGATCCGTTTCTAACACCAGCTAGATCATCGACCTCTGTAATACCCTGAGGATCAACTGCGATCCAGAAAGCACTGGCAGCTGCCATGCCTTCGATCTGCGCTTTCGTATAAGCCTCAAGTGTATTGAGATCTCCAAGGATATCTTCGCAATGCGATCTGCCGTAGTTCTCGCCAGCGATGGCGTACCATCGAAGGACGGCCATAGGAACAACGAGATAGATACCAGACTCTATAACTTCACCCTCAGCATTCTCTTTCGAGTATGCCCATGTACCATCATCTTGACGAAGATACTGGCAGTAGTAGGTCTTGTAACCAACTCTGTGTTCGATGTCAGAGTACGATGAGTAATCAATAAACTCTGGATCATCTACCTCATACTCAAGGTGAATAACCTCAAGCACCTCACCCATGATATCTCTTTGTACGGAGTATTGGTCAAGGCGATAGATGGTAAAGAAGTAATCTGAATCCATTTCAATCAGCACGTCACCAGTAACGATGAGATGTTGAAGGGCTTGATATACAGTTTCTCTAAGGTTTGTAGAGGATAACTTATTGTATACTTGAAACGATAAGGTATCTAGGTATTGTTGAATTTCTGGCGGTGCCTGACTACCATCTCTTAGTTGAAATTTAAAGAATGGTGTATCATTCAAAGGCATTAATGCACTAAGGATTCGGCTTGCTAATCCCGTTACACCACGACTACCAACCGAAGAGTATGGTTGGGGTAATGACGTACCTTCACTCCATCCTTCTGGCGGAAGCAGTGTGGGTACGGTAACAGCTGAGCAATACCTTGCTCTGTTTAATTTAGTTTGCCGATTGCCGTGCATTCTCTGAAAGCGTTCGGCTAGTGTATTCATTGTGGCCTCTGGGTCGTTACACCCTTATTCAAGGCTTCAAAGAATGTGAGGGCCATAACACCCTTCTCCTTCTTTTCATCCATGCCCTCAGCTTCTTCGATCAATGACTGTTCGGCACGATCTGCTGAGGCTATCTTCTCCGCTTCTTGGGCAGCGAGTCGTTGCTTTTCGGCATCTTCTCTAGCCAAGCGTCTATTCTCTTCTTCTTCCGCCATGAGACGGCGGCGTTCTTCTTGTTCTTTTTGAAACTCCCGCTCTTCAGCGAGCAGCTCCTTCTGTTCTGCGGCGGTCATACCGCCAGAGATTTTTGGTGCGCCCATATTAGCTCCTTATAAGGGCCGCTCAACATATCCGGGACGTTTGGTACTCCCGATTGCTTCGGCACTTTCTAAAAGTTGTTGTTTAGATTCGTTAAACTCACGTTGTCTTCGTTCGTTTTCTTTAACAAGTTTATCTAACTCTTGTTGAGCAGATTTCTTTGCGGATGCTGATTGGGAACCAAAGACTTCCACATCAGTCATAGCCTTTGCGTAGTTACCCCAGTCCGGAAGTGCCGTGCTACGGTAGATTTCAGATGCCGGACGGCGTTCTCCCGTTTCTGTTAGAATTTTGAACATACTATTCTGACTTCTTCGGGCCGAAGATTTAAAACTACCACCTTCAGTCTGCATCTTAAACGATGGAAATCTCTTTCTAAAATCTTCTACAGAAGTTATCGCAGAAATTTCATCTAGTTGTTTTTGTTTTTCACTGCGGCTTAATAGATCACGACCTCTAGTAGCTGTCATGTTTTCAAGAAGTTGTTCTTTAGCAATACCAAGCCACTGATCTTCAGCAGCCTTATACTTTGCGTTATACTTCTCACGCATAGATTCTTCTTCGATCTTGGCAGCTTCAGTCTTTTCTAGATAACGTTGTGCAACGTCGTTATAGAAACGACTTAGTGGTGTGCTTTCTTCTCCCACAAAAGAAGTTTGTCGCAGTCTATTCGTGGCCTCATACAGAGAGGCAGTATCTGTCCTGCCTCCCTGCATAAACGCCTGTAGTGCTGCGTTATAGTTTACAAAAGGATCAGCCATTTGTCATATCCTCCTGTTGCTTTCTAACAACAGCTTCTAATTTTGATAATAGATCTAGCTTGCCAGCTTGGTAAGCAAGGCTACGAGCTAGATATTCACTTGTTTGGTTTGGATCGTACTGATTTGTCGGGGAAATCATTTCCCTCAGCAAAGGAATCCATTCGGGGTCTAGGTAGGGATACTTTGATTTCATTTAGTTCCTTCTCTAGAGCGGTCATCATATTATAAAGTTGGCGAGCAAGCCGACTAAACTCAGCTTCGGTCATTGGAAGACCACGCTCAAGTTTTACCTTTAGTGTTTCTTCGATCATACGATTGTGCAACCTCCTGCAGTACACGCTGGTTCGTGTGCTGCCTTTGTTTCATCTTCTTTTTCATACTGCTTTAAGAGAGAGAAATCGACCACGACCTTTGGGAAGTTATTGTATTCTTCTTCTGTGATTGGTTCAAATGGTGCTTGCTCATAGGTGTGTTCAGCCTTAGGCAAGAATGACACACCGGAAATATAATCAAACTGCTCATAGACCGATGCACCAAGTCGCAAGAACTCGTCATCGGTATAGTTAATTGTTACGGATGGTTTGTGTTCGCAGTAATAGTCTGCGTAGATTCTCCACAAGATCAAGTGCGTCTGTGCATCGAGGTCTTGGGTTGTCTTGCATCCGGGTGCTGACTTCATTGCAAAGGAGAAGACAGCGGTTGAGTCTGGGTTGTTTACACAATCCTCTACTGGTACGCCCTGATCCTTCATCAAGTGATACATCGGATCTTTCTTATCCAAGCGAACACGTCGAATGTAGTATGGTGCGTATGGTGGGTGAATACCAGACGAGCAACCAGCCAAGCATGAAGTTGTACCTTCTGGCTTGACGCAAGTAATAGCCTTGCTTGGTTCCGTGTCTAGCTTGTTAGCCCACTCAACGTTGATGTCTTGTGCTGCATCTCTGATGTCCTGCAAGAAGCCAATGAGATCCATTGGGCTTGTCTGTCCCGCAGTAAACATGTTATCAAAGATGCCAGTCATGCTGACACCAAGCAAGCGTTCTTCTTCACAGTTCTTCTTCCACTCTTCCCGTAGGTATGGGAAGTAGGTGAACTTCGATTGAACGGTACCGATGATGGTGGCCTGTTCAATCTTGCGTCGAATAGCCTTCTTGCTATCGTTTGGTCTTACGACAATAGTCGATAGATTGCAGAACTCCATTGGTCTTAGGATGATCTCAGAACATGGGTTGGTTCCAAGATAGACACCCTCTGGTACTCCACGACCAACACGTGAGCAAACTGTCTGAAGAGCTTCACGGTTAAGGATGCCGCGTTCTCCACTAAATGAATTATACAATGAAGACCACTCTTGCATGAACTTACCAAGGCTTGGTTTCTCCGCATAAACTGCGGAGTTGTTTGCAAGGGCGCGGTACGAGTGGCTTTGCCACCAGTTACCACTCTTGCAATCTGCCATCTCTTTGTCCTCAAGATCGCTGAGGGAGATCATCGCAGAGCGACGAACACCACCAACAATAACTGACTGAGCAATGACGCAGCAGATATCGTGGCATTCAAGACTTGTTAAGCGTCTACCCTTAGCCTTATAGAAAGAGTTAACGATGAACTTGAACACGGCCTCAAGTGGTCCGGGGCCAGATGCTCTGCCACCGAATGTCTTGAGACGTGCGCCAGCGGGACGTACCAGTGTAGTATCCCACGTTGGATGGACGCCATGATAAAGACAGATCAAGAGATCCTTAAGTGCATCGCACCAACCTTCTCTTGAGTCTTCTACCGTGATGACGGTATCTGGCTTACGTTCGATTGTTGATGGTACCTGTGGAAGCTTACCGATACAACGTCGTTCAACGCTGTAGCCAACACCAGTACCACACATCAAGATATATTGAAGTTCGGCAAATGACTCAACAGAGTCAATCTCTAGATAAGAGCAATTATAAAGAGCGGTGTGGTCACGATCCAAGGCGGGGCCAGCGGTCATCAACGCTCGCATGGATGGGAATACTTCCCGATCCAACACGGCTTGCTTGATGTCTGGTCTTTCCTTAAGAACTGGTTCCTTGTTTGTGAAATAATTCCACCAACGATCAACAGTTTCTTCCCAAGTCTCTCGACGTTGTTCAGATTCAATCCATCGGGCGTATCGACTAAGAGCAATAAAATTCTCAAATGTATTCATAATTACTTTACGTTAGTTGAGCCAAAGCCACCGTCATTTCTGAGTGTCTGGCTAAGTTCCTCAACGGTTACAAAGGACGGTGCAAAGAAGGGAGTGAATAAAAGTTGTGCAATACGGTCGCCATCCTCAACGACAAATGTATTGGTTCCTTCATTACGAAGTAGAACTTTAATCTCGCCACGATAGTCTGGGTCAATAAGACCTGGTGTGTTTGCTACGGTAATACCATGCTTGGCCGCAAGGCCAGACCTTGGTAAGACCAAAGCGCAAACGTTTTCTGGAAGAGCTAACTGAACACCAGTAGAAACCATAACCGTTTCATTAGGCTTGATCTTTATTGGTTCATAGATGTCTGCCCGTAGGTCAAACCCAGCTGCTGCTTGGGTTCCCCTAGAGGGATAGCCATGTCTTCCTGTTTTAATGTACACGTCTGTGTCTTTCACAAAGACGGAACTTGTTGATGTATAGTTATTAGGGTTGTCAAAGGTTGTTGTATTAGTATTATATTCGGTCATCTTCTTGTTTCCTAGCTCTAACTCAGGGACTACTCGTATGGGTGCCATGGGGTATTCTCCCCATCCCGTAGAATGCGGACACAGCGTCCCATTGCTACAGCATCCTCAAGGGTATACGGCTTGCCGTCCTTGTCGCTACGGGTCTCGTAGAGGCTCAGGACGAGGGCGGTATGGTTCTTGGGGTGGGTGGAATTCAGAAGCTTCTCAGCCTTCTTGGGGCCAAGCTTCCAAATACCCCCGATATTATCGGTCGAATCTCCTGTGATCCATTGCCGATGGAACCAAAAGTCTGCGTCAGAAACTGAGGTATATTCTATCTCAGTCTCTGGGTCATCCAAGTTCAGCCGTGGCTTCCACGAATAGCCGGGAACTTGTTGTAAATCCTTGTCGATAGTTACACAAATTGCTTTGAACCCAGACTTAGCAATACCCATCAGGTCATCGGCCTCAAGTCGTGGTTCACTGGTTGTCTTATAGTTATCTCGTAAGAAAGCAATAGCGTCGGATAGACAATCAGGTGATGGTCTACCTTCTCTGTGTTCTTTGTAACTGGGAAGGTAATCCTTGCGGATGTTATCCTTACGTGAACAAGATATAGCGATTGTGATATCGGTAATTCCCGGAGGTGTCCACCGTTTAACGTCATCAATCAATCGTCTATCTAACCACTCAGCTCCCTCTTGGTCTGCCCAGAAGGCAGCACGATACGCAATGATGTCTCCATCTAAGATTGCACGATCAATACCAAGCTTCAAGGAAACAACCTTTCTCTGCTGCTATCTTAAACCATTTGTTTAATTGTTGCAGCTCTTCGTTAGATATTTGTACACGTCTATTCGCTACGCTAGAGATGTGGGCAAAGGTATACTCATTCAAGAGACGTGAGATATCTTGAACAGTACCATTCTTAAGTTGGTGATACAATGTATAACCAGTGGTCTGCTTAATAACTTCATCGTAGTATCGACCACGAATCCAGTTATCTGTTCCCTTTGTTCCACGGACAAGGAGATCAGTACCAGAGAACCAATCCTCTGGTGCCTCTCTAAACTCTCCTTGTTCGTAACCAATCATTGCAATGGTATCAAGACTCATTCTTCATCGTCTCCAAACAGCTCTTCAAAGAACTCATCTAGATTCATTGGCTCATCCTTCTTTGTCTTTACACAGCCAAGGCAATCACAAGACATATAGGCATGGGGGTCAAGACCCAACCAAGTAGGGAGACGTGCGCTTAACTTGGAATGAAGAAGCTTAGTGTCGCCTTCGTTCTTGATAACCCAGTCAAACATCTGAACGTAGTCCTTATCTCCATCCTCGAATCGGTTTGCCATCTCTTCTGATTCATGCTTACGCCAATCAGCATTCTGATCTTCTAGGTCTCTTGAACCACGGCTGATGAAGACGGTAACGGCTCCATTCGTCCGACCGAAGTTAAGTTCGTTAAGGTACCGACAATCGTCAACGATGATTACAGTTTCTTTCCAAAGCTTGTCTTCGTCTTGTGCTGCCTTTGCATCCTTGATCGCTGCTTCTTTCCAAGCATTCTTAAATAAGTTCAACCAGTAATCTGGATCTTCCTTGCGCTTGGATTCACCAACGTCTTGACAATAGGCACGATACTCTAGTGGCTTAGTTGCCTTGTCAAACCCGGCAGCTAATGCCTCATCCTTAATAGCCTTAGCGAAGGGGAGGATGATTGGTTTGAAGTCACACTTCTTTGCAAATGCTGCAATAAATTCAGCAGCTGTAGTCTTACCGACTCTCGCTTGGCCGGACAATAAGATGGTTATCATTGAATCTCCTATACAACTCTGCTGGTGTAAAGCAGTCTTCGATATTAAAGAAAGAACAAACGTGTGTTGTGCAATTCCGTGGTCTTGTTAGACTAAGGAATCGCCCAACAAAGTAATGGAAAATCATATCCCAAGCATTACTGTCGGTATATGATGATGCCCCCGTTATAGCATCCTCAAGTGACATATCCTCAGTGATCCACATTTCTGTTCGACCGATGAGGACAGCACCCAAACCTTGTAAGGTTTCTAGATTGTATAGTTTACTGACTGGTACTATACGACCATCCCATTCTTGTTTTGCACTACAGATTACAAAGTGGTACTCCTTGCCGCCAGCCTCAAGGATGAGGCCAGCGTGTGTTACATGGCTACCATTAAGAATCTTAGCCAACAATCCCAAATACCTACCCTGAATCTTACTGAAGTCGTAGAATCCGACAGATGCGTTAGTGAGTTTGTGACCAGTTGTTTCCAATTTTATACTCCGCGTTGATTGGCATACCGATAGCAAGTCTAGTACCCGCTTCGATTGCCGCATTAGTAACTATCTTGCCAGCCTCTTCAGCAATCGCTGATGGGCAGGAGAACTGAAGTTCGTCATGCACATACGCTAGTTGCTTGACAACGTTAGCACCAAATCGTTCCCTCAGTCTGGTGTTAGCAAGGATCATCCAGTACTTAGATACCACAGCACCACTACCTTGCAATAAGGTATTGAGTGCGGCGTGTGCGCTACGTACTGGTGCATAGCGACCGTCAACTAACTTAACCGCACTACGCTTGGCTACTTGAAACTCAACATCTTGCTTGACCTTAGCAAGTGCTGGCAACTCTCGAAGAAACTTCTCCTTGAGTGCTGCACCCTGCTTAGATGAACCTTCGATGATCTTACCAATCTTTGCATCGCCAGCCCCATACAAGAAGCCGTAGATAAAAGTCTTGGCATTGTTACGAGTAGGTAGACCAGCCTTCTGTTGGTTGTGGGTGTGAATGTCTCCGTTAAGAATAACGTCGGCATACGCACCCTTGTCGTATGGTGCCATGTAGTGGGCAAGCATACGCAACTCAAGGCCACTAAGGTCTGACCCAAGTAACACCTCGCCATCGTGTGGAATCCATAACTCTCTGGCACGGTGATCGCCAGACACCTGTGCAACGTTTGGTTGCGAGTGTGTGCAGCGACCAGTAGCAGCACCCTGTACGTTTACAAAGCCGTGGATACGACCGTCTCGACTGTACGAGGAGCGACTAACCCAATCGTCTACCTGACCCATAAGCTTCTGAACATCGAAGTACTCGACAAGCTTCTTGGCTTCTGGATAATCAAGTTGACTGAGGATTGTGGCATCCACGTTGGGATTACCATTCTCTGTCTTTGGTGCTGACCAACCATACTTCTCATACAACCGCTCAGCAATCTGCTTGCGAGAGCCGGGATTAAAAGCCTCAACGGAATCCTTGAGACGCTTTCCCGTCTTCTCTGAGTAACGCTCAGTAACCTTGTCTGGGAAGATGGTACGCATTTCATCTTCAACAGATGCCTTGAACATCAACAGATCATGTTGTAGTTTCTCAGCAGCCTTGATGTCGAAGTTGAAACCATTGGCTTGCTGCTGTGCAACAACAGCACTAGCAAGAAACTCAAGCTGAACAATCTTCTCATACTTGTTATCAGCAATCCACTTCTGTTGGTGGTTGTAGATGTGATGTGCAACGTGTACGTCCTGAATGCAGTACGTAATCATGTCATCAGTCAACTCCTCCCATGTACCTTGATAATTAATCTTCTCATTACCAAGGTGCTTACCCCAACACTCAAGCGAGTTACCACCAAGCGGGTGATTTGTAAGATCTGGATACATCAGTTTACTAACAACCAGTGAGTCGTAGATCTTAGCGGTACCCTTGTACCCAAGCATACGCTTAAGACATTCAAGATCGAAACCATAGAGATTGTGTCCAATGAGTTGCGTTGCCTTGTTGAGATACGCATCGAAGGTCTCATCAAACACAGTCCATGTTCGAACCTCTCCGCTATCAATATCCTTTGTAACAACAACGTGAACTTTTGTACACTCCTTGACAGGTCTACCCTTATTGTCGAGGGTCAACTCCATCAAGGCATTCGATTCGATGTCGATAACCAAGCGCATTAAATCTAGTATCTCTTTCTGCCAACATCTCGTCGGCAAGGTTACAAATCTCTTTTATGGTTTTAGGTTTAGCTGCATCCCGTGTTGTGCCGGGATGTAAAGACATACCCAAGATCGACGCGGCATACATATCCCAAGCCATCATTCGCATGACTTCATGCTGTTCCATTTTGAATAGGTTGGAAGACAACCTCTCCTTCGTCGTTGGTTGCCCAATCAACTTCTTGCAAACGACCAGTTGTTCTGTCGTAGAACAAAGCACTAGCGATGCCAGCACGACCAGTCAAGCGATTCTTAAGAACACGAATGATGGTTGTGTTGGCTAGGGTCTGGTCTTGATTCTGTCTATCGCGTTCAAGAGCGATGACCGTATTAGGTACAGATGCCAAAGCACCAGAACCACGAAGATCCTGAAGCGTAATTCTATCGCCTTCTTCATAAGCCTTATCCGTCTTCTTGAGTTGCGAAACGATATCGACGTGAACACCAGTACGAACAGCGAGAGATCGTAGTTCCTTCATAAGCGTGTCGATGATGATACGCTCTGAACCACCACCCTC